CACAGTTGAGTAGCGAGAAGAATACGAGGGGCTACAACAGCAACAGTCATAGGACGCTCTGCATTAGCAAAGCGTTCCGCGAGATCTTTGATCATGATCATGGTCTTGCCACCGCCAGTGGGCACAATGATCTGACCGAACTTGTTACTCTGCATAGCAGCGAGAGCACGTTGCTGGTGGGGGCGGAGTTGCATACTGTATGTCGGATGTGAATACAGTATGGCACAAAAAAAGGGGTCCGTCAAGACCCCTGTGACACTTATAAAATTGGATTTCCGTCCTCGTCGAAGTGCTTAATAACTCTACGCGGAACTTGTATTTCTTCGAAGTCTTGATACTTTGGAATATGAGCAATAATATCTACTAATTCAGATCCTCTGAATACATGCTCGAGCCTAACTTGCGCGTCTCTGGTTGTATCAGAAACAAGAGCATAGATATCATCAACTTGTGATGAAGATAGAATCTCATACATCATGTATCCAGCAAGATGCTTTCTTAATGACTGTCTAAATGATACAGTCTTAATGTTGGCTTTCTTGAGTGGTTCGGTAATACGATTCGAATAAAAATCTTTCTTTGGAATCTCCGAAATGGTAGTAGGATACTTGAATTTGGACATCCATGAGATCTCATTGTTTCTGCGGACAGTAACAACACCCTTGCAATAGTTTGGTGCATTGCCAGCATACCACTCCAACTTATCAAGCAGTGGATTATTATAATGCGACAAATTGTAGTATCTATCTACAACTGTACATCCAGTAATATATCCATGAGCATCATGATCATGACCGATGAAAGCAGTGTTTCCCTTTCTATTAGTCTTCACAACTTTATCTAATTCATCATACAAATCTCTATCAGATGATGAATATGTCTGTGTAATATAATCACCACGATATGCTCTCCAGCTGGAGAATCTCATCCTAAACTTTGTTCTATATGACACAGGTTCTATGCCATTATGATAGATGCCAAAGAGTTTTTCTTCTTCTTTAATTGCCTCTACATCAGCAATAGATGGTTTATACTTGAAGACAACACCGAGTTGATTTCTTACACCAACTTCCATGTCTGGCTTATACCGATTATCATACAGTGGTGTATATCTGTATGGCATTTCAGAATAGTCAGCGAGTCTTTCTCCACTGACTAAACTATATCTTTCTGCTACTGTATAGTTGTCGGAGAATATCATTCGTTGTCCAGGATAACTTGTCCTTCATCATTATACAGAGCGAAGAAGATATACTGTTCCTTTGGTGTTCCCGCTTGCTGTGTTGGGAAATTATCTTGTAGGAAGTTCATAATATCACCCATCTCTTCTAGTTCCAAAACTACATGCTCACTATCTTTGAATAGAACCATATAGTCTACAGGAAGCATATCATTATACAGTGAGATAGATGCATTGATAGCATCTACGTCAGTGCTGTTGTTCCAACCATAGACACGGAAATAAACTAGTGGCTTACCAGCGAGTGCAGCATATCTACCGATAAATGTCTGCAAGTCATAAAGTTGATACTCTGTATTATCCATTTGTTCGTAATTTCCAAGCGATAGTGACTCTCAAAGATTTAAATGCTCTAGTGAGTGGTGCTGCACAATGACGAATCAAACCAGGAAATAATACTGCCTTGTTTCCATGTGGATAAACACCATGTACTTCACCAGAGTTCAGGTAAAAGTTTGTCGCTCCTCCCCAATTTAAATCCCATACAGGATTTACATAAAAAAGTAGAGTGCGTCCACTGTCATCATGTGCATCAACATGAATAGATCCATCTTGTCCAAATGTATGACCATTAGCATACACATGATATAACTCGAAAGATTTATTCAGCTTCTGCTGTATCTTATTTAGAAGATGATCTGTAAAGAATGTGTCTTCAACAAAGTCTATCTTCCAAAATGGTGTAGTAGTGTGAAAATCTGGATGTTCTCTGCCCAAAGAAGTATGTCCATACTTCCATTGCGACCCATACCCAGTCTTCTCTTTGATGATACGATAGTCATCTTCATCAAAGAAATCATGATACTGAATGATGTCTGTCTGTTTATAGTTCTGCATATTCTCTAATCAAATTGATTCTCACAGATTCTAATTTCTCTAGTTGTGAGTGTGTGATATCATTCGCAACATCATTGATAGCGTGTTTCATATCAATAATAAGTTCACGCATACGACTATCTCTAATCAGACTCTCCGCCCACCCAACAATAACCTTACGATCACCAGAAATCACTGGATTAACTTTATGCCATAGACCAGTATTATACATCACTAGTGTGCCCGCTTTCTCTTTGAAAGTAATTTCTTTTGGACCCATCTTGATAGTAAGTTCACCACCTTCATACTCACTAGGATCATTTAGAAAACAAGTGAAGCTGTAGTGAGGAGCAATCCCAGCAATGGGAAATGCATCTAGATGATAATCATAATGATGACCCTGCTTGTACCACAAAAAATATGGTTGTCCAACTCTCTTAATTAGATAGTCTTCCATCTGTGGACGTAACTTATCATAAAAATAGTTGCACTTATCATCATGATCTGGATGATCATAATTCATTGCAAGATTCTTCTTTACTTCAGATCTTGGATTACTATCAGAACCACAGTGGAACATGTCATCGCTCCACTGTTGTGTCAAATATCTAATAGATCCGCCATCAAGTACATTATCAATTAACCAAATCATTAATATCCTCTTCAGTATAAATTTGCGTGTAATCAATACCCGCTTCAACAAAGTCTTCAAGTCTCAATAGTTTCATCATCTCTTTAACTTCACTAGTAACTACTTTCTTACTATTGATATAGTTCTGTCTCATTGTAGAGATGTTTGTAAGTTTAGATTCAATCAAGTCTCTAGAAGAATCAGTATCTCTAGCAACCCATTGATCATCTGTTGAAAGATATTCAACTGCATTGCCATCATTGTCAAGACCATCAGGATACATTTCTCTATAGAACTTTGGATCGATAGGGAACTTGAATGTCTTGATTGCTCTAAAGAAATCAAGTGGTGTTGGATAATCTGTTGGCTCACCAAACTTTAGATTTCTAATCTCTTGTCTGTATCTAATCCACAGTGCTCTTTCACCATCATATTTCTCCTCAACATCAGGATTCATACGCCAGTCTGTAGCAGCAAGAATCGCATTCTTTTCTTGCATTCTCTTCAACCAAGTATTTTCAAAGAATAGATATTCTTCGTCAATCTTGGAAAGACGTGTCTCCACGTCATAGAGTCTTGCTGTATTTTGAGCAGTAATAAAATTCCTTACTTTCTTCTCTAGTTCAATAACCTGCTCTTCAGTATAACCAGTGAAAGTATAGGTGCTGTATACTTGTTGTTGTTGGGCAAAGTCAAACTTCTTCTTCTTTCTTTGACAATATAGATAATTGTCACTGTAGAAGAATAAAGCCTGCAACTGATCATTCTCTGTGTGCCAGAACTCACCAAGTGCTTCCTCTTTGAAGCGATCTAACATCTCACCAGAGATAGAGAAAGTAGGAACATATTCTCTACCATCTGGCAACAACACTCTGGCACTAGTGTTGTTAATAATTTTGTTTTGAAAGTCAACTTCTAACGTTGCACTTCTAGCGAGTTTTGTTGTCATTAATTTGACCCAGCTTTAATGTACCATCCTGTCACTATATATTTAGTTTGCTCACCCATAACAAGATTCCCCTTGTGAACATGAGTCATGCCAGCAGGGAAAATAACTACAGTTCCTTTTTGCGGTTTGATTCTACGCTTTTGATACAAAAACTCCGTCTCACCACCATCATCAATGTCGTTAAGATAAATCATCCACGTAAGTTCTCTCTGTGCATACCCAGCAGATGCGTTTTCATAATGCCATAGATGATAACCACCGCCAGGTTCAGTCTTCTGGAACTTAATATCTATTGATGTCATTGGCACGTTCTTCAGCTGCGAGAACTTACTAACATAATGTTGAGCACATGATTTGAGGAACTGATTGATCTGGGTAGACCACTTCTCACTACCATAGTTAACTAAAAAAGCAGTATCATCTCTTTTAATATTACCACCATACATTTCAGATCCTTCCATGATATCAACAACATCACTGGTAATAGTATGTCCTGATACCTCATTAATAAATGATTCGCCATACGCTACAAGTTGATCACAAAATGCATCTGGCACAAACTTCTCCCAGACACCAATGAAGTCATCAAATGACGATTTAGTCATTTTTTCATTCATCATCAATTCAAGTGGCCTATAAGGCGCAAGTTCATTCTTTGCCATGAAAAATTAATATGCTTTAATTATATATTTAACCTT